GTGGTCAGCTAACAGCCTATCCATTACCCACATTGTTCACTCCTTGCTCGTATGGCGGCGGCAATCCGCTCACGTTCTTTGCGTAAGATCTCAAGCGTCTTGGTTTGCACCGGTTCGTCCGTCCCTTGCAGGACTAATTCAGCACACGCCTCACGTTCATGCGCGGCAACAAGGGCAGCGAAGCGTTCAAGTTGAACATTTCCCGTGTAGCAAGTCCCCCATCGCGGATCAAACTCAATACCTACCTCCCGCGCCATGCGGATGATGTCTTCCCTATCCATCACGCAGCCCTTATTCCAAATGGGTTATGCCACAGCACTGGCGCTTTAGGCTTACGCGGCTTAAAGGTCTTGTATTCGTCTTTCACCTCGAAGTAGTTCACCATCACTTTCTTCCAAGGTATTTCAATGTCTTTTATCCCCTTGGACTTCACAATAAGATCATCTCCCGCCAACTCGGTCATGAGTTGATCAATCCTTTTGGTGGTCATATCAAACTTTGCCGCCAAATGCCAAGCATTCACAGGATTCTTCAATCCCTTTAAGTAGTCAAAAATCATCTTCTTGCTTTCCGATCTACGCATTTTTCGTTTTGCCATTTCTACCCCTCTCGATTAAACAACTGCCCTCAAGTTCCGCTTAATCGGCTTACCCCACTGTGAGTTGTAAGCCTTACCGTACAACGCTGTTCCTGCATCGCTGGCAAAGGTCAACGCCAAAGCATCAGCCATATCAGGTGATCCAATTCCGCGTTTCCGCATCTCGTCTTTGCTCTCTAGCTTCATCTTCCCGTTGCTATTAAACGAATAGCGCGGCGAGACAAGTTCCGCCAAAAGCGACTCATCTTTAGGAATCTTGCAATCGCGTTTTTCCAACCACGCCTTCATCTTTCCCCACAACTCAGCACGCAAGTTCACATAAATCGTTCCCATGGCTGGAGACTCAGCCACGTTGATCCCACGCGCAGGCATATTCAATTCGCGCAAGCGGTCCACAACACCGGCCCCCAAGCCAATCGAATCGACAAGTATTTCAACGGGCCTGTCTTCTGGCTTCATGGCCTCGTATTCAGCGACCACCGCGCCCGTGGTCTGCATCAAATCCAACCCACGCCACTTGCGTATCTCGGTCACCGCATTACCCTTGCGCTTTGCTAGTGCTGTGGCGTCCGTACCAAATCGCGCCACATCCAAACCCCATACCGTTGGCGTATCCGTCGTTTCTACATCACGGTGAAAAGCGCTGTCCACTAACTCAACGCCAATCAAGGTATCGTCATCGGTACGCGGAAACTCACCCAACACGCGAACACGGAAAGCGTTGGACTCTTCGCCATACCTTGACGCCATATCCTTGATATAGGCATCGCTTACACGCTTGGAGTCATAGCAGGACACGCGACGTGTCCACCACTCATCCTTTAATCGGTTATGCGTGTCAAAGAAAAACCCGCTGGACTTCGTTGGGTTACCCAACAAAATCGTCACAGCGTTATGCCCTGACATGGAACCCGCCGCCGCCTCGAACACGGACTCAGGAATACCTGATGCCTCATCCGCCACAAGCATCACATGGTCCGAATGCACACCCTGCAACGCTTCAGGTTGCTCGGCACGCGATGTACGGGCGGATATGAATGACTCTTGAGGCGCAGCACGCATCTCAATGCGGTCAGTCTTAACCTCCAAGCGATCACCCCAAGCATTAGGCAGCTCTTTCACCCAACGCTTTAACTCAGCAAATAAGGCGTCGTACAACTGGCTTGAGGTCGGCGCCGTCACCACAATCTTTGCAGGACCACGCGTTAGCATGTACCAAATCATCGCCCAGGAAGCCACCGTGGACTTCCCAACACCGTGGCCGGAGCGCACGCTAATCTTGCGCTCGCCGCGGGATATAGCCTCCAAAAACTCCACTTGCCAAGGGTCAGGATCAACCCCCAACACTTCGCGCACGAACAACGGCGCGTTGGGCCTGTAGCGGCGCACCAACTCAAGATAACGCTTAAAAATTTCGTTATTAGGCGTGTTCATAACTTGCCACCGCACGATGCACCAAGGTATGCGTTACCGCCATACCAAACTGATCCTTCACCATCTCAGCAATCTTGCGATAGCTCTTGCGCTCCTTGGCTTTGTCCGCCATAAACATCAAGATGGGATAGGTCGATTCATCCTTCACAAGTTTCGCCGACTTGCCATCACCATCTTTACGAAACCCAAACGGCACATGACCGCCAACCCAACCACCGGCTTGCGCCTTGCTCTTACGCCCATCAGCCATGCGCTCGGCAATCCTGCGTCGCTCAAGCCTAGCTACTGCCGCCATCAACGTAAAGAAAAACTCAGACCAGCTCGACCCATTATTCACCGGGTCTGTACCCAGTGCCAGCACAATCATCTTAACGCCCTGCTCCTTCCAAGCCTCGGCCATCGTTAACGCATCAACCGTGTCACGAAACGCACGATCCAATTGCGTCATGACCACCACATCACCTGGCTGAAGTGCAGCCACTAAACGCGAACCGGCATCGCGCTTGGCAAGCTGCACGGAACCGCTCACGCCTTCATCCGTAAACACCTCGCCCACATCCTCGCCGCGAATCAACGCCAATCCCTGAATCTTCCTAATCTGCTCGGCTAGCGACGTGTTGTCTACCTGCTCCTGTGTGCTAACCCTTGCATAACCATAAACCGCCATGTCGTTCCCCTGTTTTCGTTACTTGTTGCAAGCGTAACAGCGTTTCGCTCACTTGTGAAAATTTTTTTGGGGGCCGTTCGTCGGGGCGATGGGCGGTGTAGTGTGGGCGGGAGGGCAAAGCATAGGCTGGCGGATTGCAGCGGCAGGGCACAATTGCCAGGTGTGCAAAGCACAAGTTGGCGCGTGTGGAGTACCGCGGCAAAGCCGCCCCGCCCAAATCGCGCCAGGGGGGTCAAAACGATTATCAAATGATAATCATTCGCATTTCCGAGTCAATCGAGGATGAGAATGATTCTCGACAAACCATCGAAACCGCATCAAACCCTACCAGATTGTCAGTTTTTCCGCGTTTGGGCGACAATTGTCGCGTTTGGTAAAGCGATTGCGACTGCGTCAATCATGTTGCGATGCGTCAATTGTCAGCGATTCAGCTTGTTTGATCGCCGTCCATGCTTGCGAGTCGATGTTAATCGCTACGACGGGCGCGCGATTCTCCGCCCATGATCGCGGATCGAGGCGCGCAGCAAACCATTTGCGCGTATCAACGCGCAGTCTAGGATCGTCTTTTGCCTCGTCGGCGATCGTCAGCGCCTCCTCCGCCAGCGCCGAGGCGCGCTCCTCGCGTGCGCGCGCGTACTGAGCGCTGCGCTCTGGCGCCAATAACCACCTATTTAAATGTCCCTGCTTTACTCCAATGCTTTCGGCTATAGCTCGAACACTTTCGCCAGCGCTTATACGCTCGAGAATCTCCTCCTCGCCTACTTTCTCAATAACCGCAAGCGCTGCGCGCTTTTGTGGCTGCCCCGCCATATAAACCCCTAAAAGGTTGAAATTGTCCGACAAATGGTCAATCGATCAATGCGCGACCATGCTATTGTTTTGCTTGTTGCAATCAATCAAGACGGAGTCAATATCATGCGCAAGCCAAACGGATTTGTTTTTTATCGCGGATTCTCGCCAATCGATCAAGCGCCAATCGTCGGGATCGCGGTTTTTGAGTCTAGCAATGTCAAAACCGGGAACATGATTCAAACGTACATTATTCGATCGGACGTTAACCCTATCAGCGCCGTCAATACTGGCAATGATAAAAGCATTTGTGGCGATTGTGTGCATCGTGGCAACGAAAGCCAAAAGCGCACATGTTACGTTGATTACTCCAAAAGCGTTAGCGCGGTTTATAAAGCTTTTGAACGCGGCTCATATCCCGATTTTTCGCACAATGTAAAGCTTGCAGCGCTTTGGCTAAAGGGTCGCAAGGTTAGATTAGGCGCTTATGGCGATCCCGCCATGATTCCCGCGGAAAATTGGCTTGAGCTGCTCGAGCTTGCCAGCGATTGGACCGGATATACGCATCAATGGCGCGAGCCCTTCGCGCAAGCACATCGCGAGTTGTGTATGGCAAGCGCTGATAGTGTTAGCGATCGCGACGTCGCGCGCGCAATGGGCTGGCGCACTTTTCGCGTTATCCCGATCGGATCAGCGCTTAAGCTTCAAAACGAAGCAATTTGTCCCGCCAGCCCCGAAGGTGGCGACAAAAAACAATGCATCACATGCGGGGCGTGCGATGGCGCTTTAAAGCCAAGCGCTGCATCAATCGCTATCGTCGTCCACGGAAAATCAGCAAAACAATTTGCGGAGGTTTAAACCATGCAAGCTTTAATCGATTGGACCATAGCACTAATTTTTGGCGTCGCACTTGCGTGCGCGATTTTTTTTAACCTTTAACGCCAGCATGAAAGCATGAAAACTTAATCTAAGCCCTTCGGGGCTTTTTTTTCGCGCGCCAAGCGCTTCGCGCACTGGCGCCATTTTGCGTTATTGATCGCCAAGCGCTTCGCGCACTGGCGCGCTGCGCACGTCTAAGCTTTACGCTTGGCGCTTGCATGCGCTCGTCGCAATACTTTGGAGGATAAACCCATAGAATCGCCGACAATCGATTTTCTCGAAAGCAAATAGGGTGATAGCCATGACCTTAGAAAATCGCCTACAAGGGCGCTTTCCGAGCGCCTATGGCTGCGCCAATGCGCGCCGATCCATTGGCTTTGCATCACGTCGCATAACATCAAGAATCGTTATCGATCAAGCATCATGCTTGAATCCGATTCACTCCCAATCGTGAATCGTTCTCATTGACCGATCACCGCCTTGCTGCTTACATCAGGCACCCCCACATGTTCCCGTAGCCAAAAACATGCAAAAACCGGGAGCCTTCCTCCAAACGTTTCAACCATGTCGCTTTGACTGACTTTCCATTACCGCCAACGCGTCCTTGCTCAACGCGTAAGCCTGTTCACTGCTTCCCTTGTACACCGGACCAATATCCTCTTCCGCCATCAGCGTCAACACTTCAGCACCAGGCATTGCCCGTTTAATACTCACCGCCTGCGTGAAAAATTCCTGCTGCAAGATGACCGCCACTTCATCCATCGTCCAGCAGTCGCACTCAGGTCTCATTGCCGCGTAGGCGTGGACAGTTGCCGGATCAGCGCAAATCGCAAACACGCTCCCGTCATCCCGTTGACCCTCCATAACACTTACCGCCAACGGTTGAGCGTTCATCGCCTTTGCTTCAGCCTCCAACACGTCAAACGCCCTAATCATCCCGCCACAAGCTGACCTATACGCCTCAACGTCTCTCGCTTTCCTTGCATCCCTACACCGCCATAACTGCTTCCAAAACCTTAATCGCGTTTCCTCGCTCACAAGTTCCGCCAAACGATCCAATCCCCAAACCTTATCCGCCTCACGTTTCCTCTTCATCACACTGACCGCCACACTGTTCATCGCCAACACGATCTGGTCATCCTCTTCAAAAGGATTCTTCAACCGATCCTGTGATCCGCCATACAAACCATCTCTCACCTTTCCGCGCTTATCTTTTGCCGCCATAACCTAAATCCTTTCTCTACAAATCACACATCAAACATCAAGCGTCCGAAACATTGAAGCGTCCGAATGTGTGTCTTTCAGACACACACACATTTCGGACGCGTTCACTTCTTGTTCTACAACGCTTTCGGACAACTTCGTACGCGTTTTCGGACGCTTAAAGGACAAAACATCAACTTTAGGACACCCTAATTCGGACGCCAAAACATCACTTTCGGACATTCGGACGCTTAACATCAAAATCCTTCCTGATTAATCGGCTTGATCCACACCAAATCGTTTCTTATGGCGGCAAACTCAAGCTCAACTAACTTGTCCTTCACTTCCTTCCAACGCTTCCTTTTATCGCTTTCCTCCACATCGTTCCCTAACCTGGCGTATACCTCATCCCGCCAACGCTCTAACGTCACCACGCGATGGCGTTCACCTTGAACGATCTGGTATTGCCCTTCCGTCTTCACAATATGGCGGAGCGCTTCCCTGCCCATCGATTGGTGCTTACCCCTTCCTGCGTTTGGCTTTGCGTTTTGTGGCGGCTTAAAGCCAACGCCATCGGGTAAATCACCATCGAAAGGTTTGACTACGAGCGTATTGGCTAAATCATCCTCGAATCCCAGGTTCAGCTTGGCGACTGACGTTTCATACGTTTCATGCGATTCCTGCTGATCAAAGTTCACTGTTTGCATCGAAAAGTGAATCTCTACACCGTCCTTGCCATCCTTTTGCTTGGTCACCTTAAGCGTGCCTGACATTTGATCGGTATGGCGGGTAATCTCAATCTGCGTATCCACTGCGCCTAGAAAGCTGGAGTGACCGCGTAGACCTAGCGAGGCATCCTTGCCTGAATGGTGGACAACCAGGAGCGCTGCGCCCGTGGCTTCCTGCAAGCGTCCACAGTTACTAATGAAACTGCCCATATCCTCGGACGCGTTCTCGTTGCCGCCGCCAAAGGCGCGGGCTAAGGTATCAATAATGATCAATTTCGGACGCTGGATTTCGGACGCTCGTATGGCGGCTATCAAGTCAGCAAAATCCTGATCGGATGACCTTAAGTTGACTTGTGACCTGATCACGCCAACGGGTATGTCCTTGAGTTCATACGCATGGCGTAACCCTGAAATCCTTGTCCCGATACCGCCATGCCCTTCCCCTGCGATGTATAAGACTTCACCGGCTTGCGGCACTTCGTGCGCCAGCCACGAATCCCCACTGGCGATCATGGCGGCTAAGTGCAGCGCGATAAACGATTTGAACGTGCCTGGCGGGCCATAGAGCGCCATGAATCCCTTCTCCGGCACAATCCTATCCACCAACCACTTGACCGGCTCATCCTTCGCATCACGCCACATCTCAACCCTGTAGCGTTGCGCTTCCTGCGCTTCAACCACTTCGGCAAACGGCTCCTTCTCCGGCACAACGGATTCGGGTTCCGTCTCTGCTTTCTCATCAATCACTAATCGCTGTGGCGGCAAAACGTCCTCGAAGTCCTCAATCACTTTGGCTTCGGCTACACGTTTGGCGAACTCCTCAAACGCAAAACCTCGCCCGATAAACTCTTCAGCGTCATCACCAATCGCTGACTCGTCATCGGCTAAGTCCACCACCTTGATCGCTTGCGCTACACCTTGCAAGTCCCTCACAACGCGCTTGGCGTACTTCCAACCAGGTCTGTCGTTATCAGGCAGCACAACCACTAATCGACCATGAAACCATGGCGTTATGGCGGCAGGCCATTCGCTCGACCCCGCGTGCGCCGATATGGCGACCACATCGAACATGCCAACTAAAAACTCAGCGGCCTTTTCGCCCTCGGTCACAAATACTGGCGCCATGGGCCTTGCAATCATGAGCGGTAAGCCAAACGGTATGGGCGTCCAATTACGGATCGTTGGCACGCGCTCGCCATTGATAAGGTGGTACTGGCGGTACGTCTTACCGCCGCCCTCGACGTCATACCTAACCTTTTGCGCTGTAACTTCACCGTTCTCATCGATGTAGTCCCACGCCATCACCTCTTTCATCGTTGGCGGCACAATCGGTCTGATACCCGATAAAGGATCACGCGCAACCAGCGGGCGGTTCCAGTTCAGCGAATTAGGCAAGTGCGGTTTGATGGCGGCAAACACATCCTCCTGGTCGCACCCGCCAAAGCACTTGAATAAAAACTTCTCACCGAGTTGCGTAATCGCAAGCGATGGGTGCCGATCACCCTTGCCATTGCCATGCCCAGGCACCGGGCAAGACGCAAGCCACCCCCTCTTATAACGCTTGGCGTTACCAAACGCTGCGGCTAATAGTTCTGCGTTCATCTGGGCGCCGCCGGATTGCCTTGCAGCACAATGCCTTCGTGCTTTGGTCCTTTGAAGTCATGACGGACAATGGACCCTGCTGAAATCTTCACGCGATTGGCGATTTGCTTGCCTGGCAGTACATAAGACCCAATGCCCATGATCACCGCCACACCAATCACGCAATCGCCGCACACTTCCGTATTCGGAAACATCGTTGTCCATCCGTGAATCACCGAGTCATGCCCAACCGTTGCATTGGTATTCATAAACACAAAATCGTTGATCCAGGCATCCGCCGTAACGATCACTTGCGGCGCTAAAACGCACCCCTCGCCAATCTTCGCGTAGGGCGATACCGTAGCTGTGCTGTGTATGTACGTCCCCCATCTTTCTTCGTTCTTAACAACAATGGCTTGCTTTGCATCGGGGTCCGCCACGGCCAACAGAAACTCAGCACCAGGAAACGCGCCCTCTCGGATGCTCTCCACCACGGGATACTTGGCGGCATAACGCTTATTGTTAAACGGTTGAGTTGAAACCACGCACACAATCTCGTGCGTGCCTTCCTCCTCGATATAGCCAATCAATTCCTTAGCAAGCCCTCCTGAACCAAAGATGACGTACTGGTTTTTGCGCTTTGCCTTTTGATACATGTTGTGATCGCCGCTCATTGATTGTGCCCCTTTAACTTGATTCTTTCAGTCGTAGTCCTGTTACGATATCTACCACTTGTTCTTCTCCCGCAGCTTGGCTTCAATGGCTCGTGCGAATCCCCATCGGTCAAACCACGCTGCATTACTTTCGTCGATTTTCTGGGACAGATAACTCAAGTCCTGGATTTCTTCATCAGTCAGACCAGCCCATTCATGTTCACGTTTTGCCTTTTCATCGACACGTTCTTGCGATGTGTCGTCGGCATCGACAAGTGCTTGGCGCAGTGCTTCCTTGGCCTCATAAAATTCCTCTGTATCAGCTCTGTACATGTGGTCATCCATGACCTCTACCGCTCGCTGCGCGGCTTGTCGTAGGGTATTCCTATGTTCTTCTTCAACATGGCAGCAATGCCCGCACCTTGGACACTCAAAGTCTTGATTCATCGATCACCCCTAAACGCGTAAATTGGAAACTTGGACAAATCCGGGTAGCTCATCTCAATGTCTTCCATCACCTTTGGCGAGCCATCACGATCCCAAAATTGATTCATGAGCAATAAGCCACGCGCTGCCACATCAGGCATCATGTAAAAGTTCCAGCCGATCATGTCGAAATAATCGTCGTGATAGGAACACTCTCGCCGCCCGCTGAAACGCGCCCGCTTGAACCACAGCATGGCGGCATAGTCATCAGTGAGAATCGCACCGCCCTTGCCTAGCTTTAAGTGCTTATAAGGCCCGGTAAACGACACGCACATGTGCGAGCCTTTGATGTACATGTTGGAGGTAAACGACAGCGCAGCATCCCACACACGCGTGGGTGCTAATTGATACGCGCCCTTAATCGTCTTTCCTTCAACCGGATAAAAGTCAACCTTCGCTCCGGCATGAATCACTTCGCAAGGCACGCCCGGATAAGTTCTTGCTGGTAACCTGATCGTCGTTCCCGCCACACGTTCATAGGTCAACGCTAAGAACAAAGCGTTGCAGCAGTTATCTACCGCCACACAGTAAGGTGCGCCGGTGTACTCGGCAACCTTTTCTTCAAACGATTCCGTTATTTTGTAAACGCCCTCTGCCATATCATCCCCTTGAGAGTCAAAAAATCCCGGCCTAAAAAGACCGGGTTTTGTGAATAAGTGATTACTTAAAACTCTTCACCCTTCGCAGGCGCAGCGGCCACTGGCTCAGGCGCGGCAACGGGCGCGGCGCCCGCATCGTCCGCTGGCCTCGGTGCCCAACCTGTGATGTTCCACTTGGGTTTGCGCGTGTTGCCTTTGCCAACCTTCATGGCCTCGGCGCCGACGTACTCGATGATTGGCAGCTTGCCAGCGTTCGCATTGCGATCCTTGGCGGCTGCCGTGTAAAGCGCTTCCAACCCCATGTTTGGCCCTGCGCCATTCGATGACCATTCAACCCAACCCATTTCTCGGCTAAAGAAACGCACCACAAATCCACGCTTATGTGCATCGCTTGGCTTTGGTCCTTGCCTGCCTAACTCTTGATCCGGTTGCCAATCGCGCACACCGGCTTCGAGCAACAACCAACCCGTTTGCACGTTATCAATGTCAAACAACATTTTTTTGAGTTGGATTTCCTGGCCCGTCTTATCGCTCCACATATTCATGGATGGCGAGAAACGAATATAGGGAAGTCCTGATCCACCACCGGTAAGTCCTAGCATGTCAAAGTTTCCTAATTAAAGTGAGGTCAAATTTGGCGCTGGTTTGCGCCCAAGTGTTAAGCCACTTGATTCAGCGGTGACCTTATCCGCGAATGCTTCATAAACATCTGGAAATTTTTTCTCCAACTGCGCTGGCGTGATCGGTACTGTTTTTACGGCACCTTTGTGTGCACTCAGCAATCCCGCCATCAACTCATCGTTTTGCCATTTACGCGTTGCACGCTTCGGTATAAGCGTCCAATCTTGCAACTCACGCCCTGCTTGCAGCGCGTTTGTAACGCGCTCTTTGATGGCCTCAATCGTATGCAAAGCATCGTCCGCCACGTTCATCATCACGTTCAACGCTTCATTGGTTGCTTCATCAATTTGCTTTGGCGTTACACCGGCGAAACTTTCAACTCTGGCAATTTTTGCCGGGCACTTTGACCTGGCCGGACACCAGCGGCAATGCTCACCTTCATTGGTTGGCGGAAATGGTGCCAACGTATCGCGCAATGCCGGTTCAAACACATTGGCGGACCAATCAATGAGTTCGGCTTTAGTCATAAACGCCAAACTGATCTGAGGCTCCTGTGTTGGCTGAATGATCGCAAGCGTAATGTTCTTCACGCTTGCTGGTGCCTTTTGCAGTGCGCCTAACGCGTAAATCTTAAGTTGCGGACCTTCAACATCCACCTTAATGCGACCAGTTTTAAGGTCTCCAACAACCAGGTCAACATCGTTAAAGCAAATAAGATCGGCAGTCCCATACACATCAGCGCCAGCGTAATTAGGAATGCGAAGACGCTCCTCGATGAGGCAAGCACTTTCCATGCGCTTTTCCAGTTCGCCCGCAAAGTCCGTATAGACCTCGGCCCAAGACGCCATCTCTTCACTAATCTCAACACCTTCAAATTCCTTTCCAACAAATGTATGCGGCGCTGATCCTGTCAGCATCACCGTTTCCGCCAATGCGTGTACCGCTGTTCCAATCTTTGCTGCGTCTCCTGCTTCGCGTGGCGGCACACCTCGTGAGAGTTTGATTGATGCCGGGCACGCTATCCATCGCTCGGCGGCTGATGGTGACCACTCTGAGTGTGCGTTCATTTCTTCTTCCTTTTCTGTTTGAGTTTTAATTTTTTGCGTGCTAGCTTGCGCTCTTCGTGATGCAAGATGCGATGGCAGTTTGAGCACACGGCGATGCACTTCTTAATTTCTTCAAACGCTTTCGCGATGGCACCATCTTTAACAAGTTGATTGACGCTGTACTTTGGCGGCGAACGATCAACATGGTGAAAGTCAATGACGGCTTCGTGTTGAATGCCACATCGTTCGCATGAAAGCGTGGACTTAAACACTTGCCACTTTTTGCGCAACAAGCGTCTTGATGCGAGCACTGCCTTGATTGTTTTTTCGCGGTTGTTTTCGTAATGACGCTTGGCGTAAATCTTTTGCTTGGTTGCTTTAACCTTCGGGTCTTTGTACGGCAAGCGTCTTCCTCCAGTACAACGTATTGGGCAGCCCCCAAGGGTCTTCCGGCTCGAACATTCTGAACCCTGTGGCGATCAACGCATTGGCTGATGCCACGTTGTCCGTGGTATCGGTAATGGCCTGCGTCAAGCCTAAGTCCTTGGCGAACTTCAAGCGCTCTCGGATCAACTTCTTTTGTAGCCCCATGCCACGAAACGCTTCCAGCGTACCTGCCCTGGCTAGGTACACGGCCTGCGGCGTTTTGCTGGATTGAAGCATCGCTGCAAATCCCGCTAACCGTCCATCGCAATAAGCAATCCACCACCAACCGTTTTTTGGGCTCAGTACCGTGTCCAGCGGCAAGCACTCTTTCTGAAGAAAGCGTATGGCTTGCTCGGTGGTTTGTGACATTACCGCAACCCGCTTGATCCGAAACATGCAGCATCCTCGTGAACCTCGTGATTATGCTATAAGTTTTGTGTCGAATCAACGAAACGCTCAAGCACCCAAGTGCGCATCCAAAGCGGGCGCATGGTTTGCTTGGCGTGTCGCTCTTCAAGCCATGTGCTCGTACGCGTGATGCCGCCAGGTGCTACCCAATGATAGGGTTTGATGTAGTGCGGCACATAGGGTATGCCCTGAAGCATGTACACAGGCATCGGATGCAATTCGGCTTTTTTGTCAGTGTTGTTGATGTTCATTTGCCTTGCCATTTATCCAAGTAACGTTGCGCTGATTCTTTCCACGCCGGACCCATCAAGCCTTGACTGTGATGGATGGCTGAAATGGATGACACATAAATTGATAAGCCTTTCTCTGTGAATTGGCGGCATATGTCCATGTCGTAGTGATGAAAGGTAAATTGCTCATCAAACCTTATATCGTTGTCATGAAACGTCTTCGAGTAAGCCGCCATAAACAAACCATCAATCAATTCCACTTCACGGTTTGGCGAGGCAAACACATCCCAACTCGTTAAATACTCGCCGTTGCCACGCGCTACGCAACCGGCCCATGATTGGCGATCTGACAACGTACCTTCAGTGTCCGTAATGGCCCATGATGTTTGACTTGGCGAGGGCTGACAGTTGCCCGCTAAACCAACCAAGTGATGGTCATCGAGTGACGCGCCTAAGCGCATGTACCAATACCAATCAACAATCTCAACATCGTCATGCACAAATACAAGCAACGCCGGATCGCTTTTGGCGGCTTCAATGGCTTCGTTATAACGCTGGCAAAGTCCAGCAGTATTGTTTGTGAATAACTGCGCTTCGATAAACGAAAGATGCGAAAAGCGCTGAATCGTTACGCCTAACGGCGTTCCTGCGAAGTCCTTTCTGTTGTGGCGAGTACACGCCACGATTCTTATCGGAATCATTCGAGCCCCCATTTTTCAACGTAATTTGGCCTGTTCTCTTTAAGCCATGGCATTGATTGTTCAAGATTTGATTGCATGTCAACACCAATCGTCATCGAACCAACGTGGTGTATGTAGCTTCGGCTAATCCAATGCTTAAAGCCAATCTCTGCAAGATCGGCGCACATCACATCATCGCTAAACCAATTTAGTGGTGGAAATTGAACTTGCTCAAACGCGCCACGCGGCAACCATGCAAACAAAGGCGATACAACAGCAACTTTCCTGACCGCTCCTTCGCTCTTCCATCGCATACCAACAAACTGATCACGATCGCCTATCGGAACGCGAATGTTTTGGTTTGGCCTTACATAGTCGGAACGCGCTGCAACAAGACCCAATTTGTGACCGCAAAGTTTTCCAAGCGCCTGAACATCTTCCATCAGCAATCGATACGAATAAGGCGTAAGCACAATGTCATCATTGGCGATGATTACACCTTCGTCATCCTTGGACATAAAGCGCTCAATCGCTCGGTTGTAGTCATCACCAAACGTTGGGCCTTTACCGTTTTCAATGCAAAGGTCAATGTCTGGTGCATAGGCGTCAATGCTTGCCGCTAAAACGTGTAACGATCCCTTATCAGGCTTGATCGTTGACACGATCATTTTTATGCCCATTCGCCAATCCTTTTTAGGCACTCAAGTGCGCGACGTCGAACAACTGAATCGTTAAAACGTCCATAGCTTTCTAAACCTTTGAGCGTTTCAACACAGTCGGCCAAATTCTCAAGAGCGACGTTTAGTCGCTTTTCCAGCTCGCTTACTTCAGCGCTGGCTTTTGGTGTTCTACCTTTTTTGGGCACTATCGCCTCGAATCCAAACGTTTCGTCTGCCTGTTCTGAGCGGACATTCTCTTCCCTGGTTACAGTTCCCGTTGCAACAATCGTCACTTTTTGTTCCATTGCGATCCCTTTCAGGTTGGCGAGACAATGCCCGCCATAAAGCGTTAAGTGAAAAGTTTTTGACAAAAGGCATCTTCATCGCTGTAACAGGTAACGTGCAATCTGTCCAAGCATTAAGACACCGCCAAAGTAAAGCGAACCAAGCAAAAGCAACTTGGCTTGCCTGTCACGGATCGCATAAGCCGGTACGCGCTTAAACGTGTAGATACTTTGTATCCACAACTGATCATCCGCCAAATAGTTTGGCTTTGGCGGTTCATAGGCTGATCCAATCTTTGGCCGATCTACGACAACCACGGTTTCACCATTGAGTTGCACTAGCATCACATGATCCTTTGTAAGACGGTCATGGCTTGACCGCGCACCTGATCAGTCACTTGACTGCCGAGGCGTTCAACGTCGGTTAACTCGCCAATGAATTGCCTGGCGGTTCTTAACTTGCGATCTGAATCGGCTGCGATTTGGCGGGTATAGGCCAGCAACTCCTTCAGGTTCTCCACTTCCTGTGTGCTCATCGTTTTAACTCCTATTGCATCGAACCATATAAAGCAATCAGCGCAGCGTCCGCCCGCCCGTTATCCTTCACGCGGCTAAACGCTGAACTCATTTCGGGAAACATTTGCATCGCTAAAGCGCGTGCGCCTTCCTTGCCACCTGTTAGGCGCACAGCGCGTTGCCATGTCAGTGGCGGTACAAAGTGATAGCGAATCTTGAGACTCGCCAACACGCCCTCCACGTTACCAAGCGAGCGTCCAAAGTTGAACATGCTTGTTACGCCCTGACCTGGCATAGCGGACACCTGCTCAATAAAGCATTCGCACTCATGGTCAATCAAGAATGCCGCCAACTCCGTATGGAGTTCGTGCGGCGCAACAAAGCGTTTCACTGACTTGCCAACTTTACGTTCAACCATTGGCATGTCAAAGACGCTTACAAGTTTCTGACCTTGAACGGCTGCAATCGCGCCGCTCAAACCTGGATCAATTCCGAGAATGATTTTCATGGTTTGCAATCATGCACCATGTTTACGAAATGATTTGCTCATTTCTGACAAACGGCCAAAAAAAAGCCGCCAACGGTAGGCGGCTAAGATCTCAGGGGGAGAATGACAACAGAAAAAGGAGACAGCGGATAGATTTTACGCTATTGCAGCAATCCTGCAAGACGTTTCTCTTCGTCAGTCATGGTGTCGGCTGTACCCATCACATCAAGCCTAAACGGTTGCTCTGGCGCGGCGGCTTGCCCGGCCAACTGGCCGAGTGCCCCGCCAACCATCGGGCGCGTCGTTGCTCGAGCAACTTCACCGCGGGCCATGGCCTCTTGTTGCGTGGCTAATCGCCGCATTAAAGCATCAAGACTTTGTGGTGTTAGCGGCGTTAGCAACTCGCGCCCAAGTATTTCCGCCACATCGCCAACGTTTCCTGCGCCGCGTTGCATAGCCTGCCCAAGCAACTGTGACGCAATGGGTTGCAAGTTTCCTTGGATAATGGCTGATCCAACGGCTGCGCCTGTTGGGCCTGCTTGTTCGGCCATTTCCGCGGCCAGAGGCGCTGTGCGCGATCCGGCCAGAATTCTGTTGCGCACTTCAGTGAATCGCGCTTCTTCGCCAAGTTGATTGCGGAACGTGTCAAATGATTGATTATCAGGAAACGCTGCGCGCAAGCGGCCAAGCGTTTGCGTGTTATCGAACAAACGTGTTACGTCTCGAGCTGTCCCAAACTCTCTAGTAATGCGATCGGCTTGTATCTTGGCGGCATCAACAACACCAGCGCGGAACATATTGCGTTCCATGTCGGTAAGTTTGTTGAAGTCTGCCGCCACTTCACGCCAATCGTTCTCAGGCATTGTGAATACTTTTCTGCCTTGATCGATGGCGTCTTTAAGCGCAGCATCACCGGCGAACGCAGCTCGAGCGTCCTTGTACTTTGGCACTAAAGTGTCTAAGCGCTCAAGAAAATCGTTTTTGGCATTACGAATAATCCTAGCCTCTGTGGAGGCAAATCCTTCTTTCGTTTGCTTGGCATTGATTACATCATCAAGACCGCGCTTAACCCAATCAAGAATCTTTACATTTGGCAAATCTTCCAGTTCGCCATAAACAGGTAGGCCATCTTCATCGTAGATTGGACGCCCATTCCCATCAGTCTTAAAGCGATAGATTTGCGGCAGTGACTCACCTTCATTGGAGGCCATGCTAACCGCTCGAGCGTAAGCCTTCTTAAAAGCCGGGCGATCCAAATAAGAAAGCAATTCTTTATCGTTCAACACGCCAACTGGCGTATCGTAGGCTTCGGCATAAAGCGGAGCTGCTTTGCGTTTTTGCTGTTCAGTCAAATCACGCAATAGCATATTGGTGTTTTGCAAACGCTCTTGCGCGGCAGCCGCCAAGTCTGCAATGACACGATCAGATTGCGTACGAACACGTTCTTGCAAGAACTCGCCCCGCGGTCCTTTGGCGGCACCAGGCGTATTAACAGCACCAGCGGCACGCGACAATAGTGATTCGCCGCCAATGTCAGCAAGTGTTGTTTGTTTTCCTGGCGTTGCCTGCATCAATCTGCGCTGCAACTCGGCTGGCGTAAGTTGGTCGCGCTCCATGCCTTGAATGATGAGTTGCGCTGCCTTTTGTTGCGCAGCAGCACCGCTTCGTCCTAATATGTCACGCGCCTTGTTAACGCCATAGCCTGCAAGTCCCATGGCTGGCGGTATGGCGGCACCAATTCCAGCACCAAGACCAGCGCCTATGGCCGCATTTTGCAACGTATTTACAGCACCGCCTTCAGCCTGCCCTGCGCCGCCCAATGCGCCACCGGCAGCACCCATCAGCGCACCGCGGCCAACTTGTGCACCAATGTTTGTGCCTTGTAACGCGGTTGGCAGCGCGCTTGTAACGGCCTGTGCGCCTCGGGTTACTGCCCCGGCAAGTTGGGGAGCGCGCGCGGCAACGGCTGGCACAGCAGCACCCATCGTTACAGCAGCAGGCAATAAAGCACCGGCAAGCTCACTACTTGCCGCGGCCACTGGACTGCGCTTTTGGTATTCCTTAATACCTTCGCGTACTGCTTCAACGTTGTCTTGGTATGAGCCTTTCGTAAACGCCGCTTTAACCGCAGCTTCAATCTCATCGGAAAAGCCAAACGTTAACCCTTGCATAAAAGTGCGAAATGCGCCTGCCTCAACCTCGCCAACACCTCGACGTTGCCTCGCCATAGCACCAAGGTAACGCGATGGTGTATAACCTTCTAAGCGCAAGTAAGCCTCCATATCCGACTGCGGAGCGCCTTGCTCAAACATCTTGCGCATGTTGGCGGAAACCCGCTCAAGGTTCGTCATTCCTTATCTCCTTGGCGTAAGATTGTATTTGTCAACCAGGCTTGGTGCGCCTGGTATGGCAATGGTGCCAGATAGTGATGGATAGTTCATGCCTTGCGCTGTGTACTGCTTCTTTCGCTCTTCTTCAATATTTCTGATTTCTCTTTCTAGTCCGTCAAGTTTAACTTTGATTGATTTTTCATCATCTGTCGGAAGTGGGATAAATGGAGATAGGCGAGGAACTTCAGCAAGCGGAACGGTTGCGCCTGAAATATCCTTAATTAACATGCTTCCAATGCGAGCAACGGCAGCCCTTGTTGCAATATTTTTCTGCGGCGCAAATGGATCGCGTATGGCGGCTGGAGTCCTTCCTGTTAACGGTCCAACGGCATCAGGATTTTCTTCAACAAGTTTATAAGCCTCTTTGATAGAATTTAGATTGGCTTGATTCTTAACAAACTCTTCCGTTACCGCAGTAGGAATGGTTTGGCCTTTACCCATTAATGGCTGACCCATTGTGTCGCCAATTGTTGGCCCAACAATTTGCCTTGTTGGTTGCGTCATGGTCTTTGATGTATAGAACATTCTTCCGGCAGCATCCGTAACCAGGTCAACGTCTCCTTGTGCTGCACGAAATGCTGACAAATCAACTTCCCGCCCTCTAAGTCCAAGCTCACGTTCTCTAAAAATATTTTGCTGTGCTGTTTGCTGCTTTTCAAATGCAAACTTGGCATCATTCAAATCTTGCGCTCTTAAAGCTCTTAAGTTTGTAGCCACTTCAGCGGGCGACATTTCTACATCGTAAGTGCCAACGGTCTTACCCGTATTCTTGTCACGAATTAAAATTCTGTTTCCTGTTTTGATTTGCTCTTCGTTAGGTTGTGGCGCTACATCAAGCACTTTAATACCGCCGCGCTTGCCAACCACATAGCTAACAGGTCTTCCGCCAATCATGCCCGTGTTGGTTCCTGTGCCGTACTCTTCAGGTTTAACATTTTCACCAATGTACTTGACCGCTTCTGCATAGGGCATTTGTGACGCAATCAATCGTTGCTCTGGCGTAAGGCTTGCAAAAGGTCTTGCAGCCTCAACGGCTTTTTCTTGCGCTCGAGCCGCGGTAACTGTTGGCCCCATACCTTCAGCGCCCATAGCGGCAGTGCCAGCCTGAAACCGTTGCGCCTCCGTCGGTTGCGCTGCTAACGCTTGGCGTAATGCTTGTTCACGAAGTTGTTGCTGCTGCATTTGAGCCAATTGCATCTGAAACAACTGCCTTTGCAACCCCTGCTGCTGCACACCTTGCAAACCTTCGGCTAGCGTTCCGCCGCGCGCAACGGTTGAACCTAGTTGCGCAATCGTGAGTAATCGCTGCCTACGGCGCTCTTCCTCATCCATTGGCATGGCGGGTAAGCCTGGATACTGCTGCAAGCGATCAAGTCCTGCGCCAAAACGGTCAAGAAGATTTGGCGCGTAACCTTGCGATGCGGCTTCAGGCGAATTGGGCAATTGTTGCCCGCCGTAATTACCACTGCCCGTGAAAAAGTCTAGTAAAGACGCCATGCTTATCCCCTTGTCCTGCGGTCAAGTTCCTTTACAGCTTCAACCAGTAGCCCAGTCACTTTCGGGTAATTCACCGCCATCATGCCGTTATCACCTTGCGCTACAG